TTAAGGTTTCAGACTCTGGATCCCAACCATTTTCAGCAACAACTCCAGATACATCTCTTCCTAAAACTGAAACACTTTCTCTATCAAAAAATGAAACTTTGTTAAATTCTGCATTAAAAGTTGCTAAGTGATCTTTTTTGATAACCCTTCCAAAATTGTTATCTTGTACATATGTTCCTCCAGTTGACCCTACACCACTTATAGAATATGATATTGTTTCACCACCGCCTGTAGTAGCAACACCAACACCACCATCACTTGCATATCCTGGAAGTATTGTAAAGTAACTATAATTATAATCGCTTGAATTAAACCCATCCCCATCATTTAATGTTTTTATATTTTCTACAAATATTTCATCACCAGGTGCGAATGGAAAATCACTTCCTTGATTGTAAAATCCACTCTCACCAGACCCTGTTTCTGGAATAGGTGCTCTTAATTCTAAAGTAACTACTCCGTTAAGGGTTGTTGCTCCCTTCACAACAATTCCATTTGAATTGTTAATTGGTACAATTCTAACATCCTGATTAATTCCAGTATCATTTTGCACAATGTCTACACTGTTAACAGCAGATCCAGCTAAAGTTGTTCGAGCAACTATATTAGAATTCCCTACTACTGTTACATTTGGTGGAGTTGTATATTCAATACCTCCAGTAGTTACTCCTATTGATTTCAATGTAAATACATTTTTTAATTCTAAAATTAAGTTACTTTCAGCTTTAGGTTGTAAAGTTTTATCTGGAGTAAATTCTATTCCTTGTGTAATTGCCTTTGTACCATCAACTTCTCCAATTTGATCCGTTTCAATGCTTAAAACAGCATTTTTTCCTGTTGTTGTTCCGATTGATGTTAAAATTGGTAATGTGGAAACCTCAAAACCCTTATTTAAAATATTAATTGAATGTATTCCACCAAGTTCTGTTGTAGATTTAGTAGAATAAAACGCAGATGAAAATCCTGTTGTAGTATATGAAGTAGTTTCTGCGATCCCTGTTGGATTAAAGTTAAAAGTGCTAGTCCCAATACTAATTACTTTATGTTCAGTATTAAACTTAGAGTTAAAAACTTCAATTTGAGAGTGATTTGGAACATCTGGATTAACAAAGTGAGATATTGTTTTTACAAAATTATTACCCTTCCCTACTACCCTATAGTAAAATTTATTTGCCAGTGAACTACCAACGGAAACACTTATTTTAGTTGCAGCATCTCCATCACCATTAACACCACTTCTAGAAATTAAATTAGTATTGTATTTTGATATAAAATTAGAATCATTATAAAATTCAATTTCATAATCAGTAAGACTAGAATCTGAAGTTATAAGTTCTGCTGTACTATTTTTATATAAATTTAATTTTGGATTTATCTTTGAAATTTCATGAGTTACACCACCAGTTGTCCCAATTCCAATGTAATTGTATGGAAATGTTGATACATCATAAGAATTTTCAGCCAATCTTATTGTATGTAATGAATCTTTGATAACATAATAAACTCCATTATCAACTAGAGGTGTAGCTGGAGTCGAAGAATTATAGACAATTATATCTCCTGTTTCAAAATCATGATCATTGATTGTTATTGTTGATAATGTAGTTCCTACTCCAATATCAGTTGATCCAAATGAAACAGGATTAACAACTAATTTTCTAATTGCTTCATTATACTTAAGATTGAAAATTTCAGTCCTATTTGATTTTATATCTAACTTAAACTTATCACCGACAGATAATCCATGTTGTTGTCCAGTAGTTGTAGCAGTGGCAACAGTTACTGTTCCATTTACTTTTCTTAACTGACCAGTGATATTGTTTGATATTAACTCTAATTTAACATTATCTGATCCAGTTGAAATTCCAGTTATAATTTGTTTAAAGAATACATTACTTGTGCTGAATCCTACCTTTTCTGTTGAAAGTCCAATAAATTCATCATTAATTTTTACACAAAATAATTTATCAAATGAACTTAAATCAAATTGATTTGATAAATCTAAATTTTTAGATGCAATAATTGTAGATCCAAGAGAAACGAGAGATAATTCATCACCACTCTTAAATTTATGATTTGGTAAGAATATTGCCTTTGGTGGAACAGATCTTTTGATTGGAGTAACACCAACAAATCCTACAGTAACATTTGTAAAACTAGTTCCAATACCAACTGATTTTTCAGCTTCAAAATATTGAATTTTTGGAAATTCTATATTTTTATTTTCTAATTTTTTATTAATATTATATGTAAATTCTGTTTCTGACCTTGTTACTACTTCTCCTGAGAGATGATCTGTTGGAGTGGTTGAATTATGTCCTCTAATCACTCGATACTTATTATTAATATCATCATGATCAATAATTAAAAGTTGTTCTGTTCCAATTATAACAGTATCATCAACTTTAAATTTTCTGCTAAGAGTAGGATCAGAAAAAGTTATAAATGTTGTAATTCCAGAATTGGTAGCTACCATAGAGGTAGATATTGAAGAAGTAACAGTGGATATACCAATTATTCTAACTCCCTCTATATTTTTGTATTTTGTTGATGATATTCCAGTAATTTCTACCACATCACCATCAAGTAACCCATGAGGGATAGTTGATAAACCAGTAACTTTCTCATCAAATACTGAAAACTTTAAGTTGTTAACTACTGTGTTTGTAGTTGCAACTGAAACTATGCCTTTACCTAAAACTTCATTAACTCTAGCGGATATAGTTGGATCAGTAAATTTTATTTGGTCATTTACTTTATAATTTTCTCCAGATTCGTCTATTGATATTCCTGTTATACTTGATGATTTTACTCCATCAACTTTTAATTTAACTTGAGAATTAAGAGGATCTGCTAATAATGGATAACTTCTAAAGGTTTCATTTAAACCTAAATGAGTTACATTTCTTTTATAATTTCCACTATTGATAATTAAATCTGATTGATTGATAGAGGATTCATAATTAAAACTATCAGTTTCATTGCGATGTTTAATTGTAGTGTATGGAAAAGTTGGTTCAAAACTAAATTTATCTATAGTTGAAAAATATGCATATGTGCCATTTGGATATTCTGGAGTTATGGTAAATCTACCATTATACTCGTCTAAATCTCCACTTTCATCATAAATGTAATCTTCAATAAAATACCCATTGGGGTATATGGTTTGTGGAGGTCTATAATTAATATCATTTAATGGAGAAATGTTATAACTTGATTGAACAAACGTTAATCCAGTTCCAACATTGTTATTACTAACTGGCCCATAGATTGGATTTCCATCATATGCCCATCCAATTATTTTTGAATGGTTACTTACGTTATTAGTATCACTTAATAACTCTCTATATTTTGTTGGAGGATAAAAAGAACAAATTTTATTACCTTTGTATTTTAATTCGGAATTTACTTGTAGTAATTGATTGTTATTTGTTAGCGAAGTTTTATATCTTTCTACAGAATTTATTTTCCAGTTATAAATTTTTGCTAAAAATGCAGCATCTCTTCCGCTTGGAGTGACTTTTATGAATGTTTTAGTGGGATCATATCCAGATCCTTGTTCAATAATCTGAACATTTGTAATTTTACCATCAGATATTATTGGTTTCAATTTAGCAATAGATCCAACACCAGTTCCCAACCCAACAACTTCTAAAGTTGGTGGTGATGTGTATTCTGTTCCAGAATTAGAAATTACAACATTAACTACATTTCCATTAGTAATTATGGGATTTAATGAAGCATCTTTACCTGTTAAAAATGATACATTTGGTTGTCGAGAGTAGTTTATGATATTAGTTACGCCATACCCAACTCCTCCATTTTCTATGAACACATTTTCAACTTTACCTTTAACTTTTGCCTCTGCAGATCCAATATAGTAATCAGGCACAGTCGATGTTAACCCTATTGCCACATCATTACTAATATTAACTTTAATTTCTGGATATTTGAATGTATGTGTTCCAACTCCAACACTATTCAAACTTTCATATATTTTTCTATCATAATTTGTGCTTGTAATTGTAGATAAAGATCCAGCCGTACTTAATTTAAATTTATTACTATCAATAACTGTAACTTTATAAACATTAGATGTTGATAGTCCAGAAATAACAGTTCCTGTGCAACTATATTCTACGTTATCACCATTTTTGAAATTATGGTTCTTGGCGTAAATATAATTGTTAAAGGTGTTTATACCAACGAATGTTTTAAATAAATCACTCCTATTAGTGGTAGGGTATTGTTGAGATAAGATATTTACTCTTCGATTTGAGTATAAAGATCCTGTGCTAATAACCTTTATTGTATCAATTATCTTTCTTTTTTTCTTAGATCTAAAGATATGAGTACCATTTCCGTTTTGAATGAAAAATATAGTACCAATTCCTGCAATAGCATCTTCTTTTTTTACTGTTAGTGAAAAAGATAAATCATTTCTCTTTAAAATAAAGTAAGATGTGCCTGAAGACAATAAATCAGTATTAAATCCAACATTAACACCAGTATCAATACCTATAGGATTTCCTGTTGTGGTGTATACGACTTCTTCACCGTTTAAAAATCTATGTTCCCCATCAAACGAATTTGTTGCTAAATCTACATTAAAATCAGTATATGCTTTACTATGAGTAAATCCTCTCATCTTTGCTTCACATCTTGCACCTGTTCCATTTCCTCCAGATATAGTAACTGAAGGTGTTGTAGTATAATTAAACCCCCTATTATTTACTATGATCTCAGATATACCACCAGAAAAATTACCATGACCAACACAACTATTTCCAGATGGATCTACTATAGATAATGTAGGTGGATTAATAACATCATAATCTTCCCCAGAATTTAAAACTTCAATTTCATTTATTTGTCCATAATATAAAGAATCTTTTGAAATTGGAGAATGATATTCAATTCCATTTAATGAAACACCAATTGGCCCTTTAATATTTGTTTTTTTTGTTGATATTTTTGGATTTTTGTATATTCTTTTAAAATAATCTTGATTTTGCAGTTCCACACCTTCATATAAATTTGCAGGAGTGATTGTATGAATTACATCTTTAAATATGGTATTGATACCTGTAGTGTTATCGTTTATAGTTCCAACATATTGAGGTATTTCCAATAATCCTCTGTATA